GGACGCTCCACTATTACCTAGACGACACAACGTTATGTGGCACTTATGAAGGTGAGCCTGAAAAATGCAAGCGATGTGAGAAGGCCGCTGAGAAGATAGCCCATTACCAATCTAAACGTAACGAGCAGGAGCTGTTCAATGAAGAAAGCTGAAGAAGTTACGATATCCCTCAACGATAAAGTCTGTGGAACTTGCAAGCATTGCTGGTCGAGGGGAAGGAAGAAGAAACTGAACTGCTCAAAGATAGGGTGTCTGGTGTTCCCGGAAGGTAGGGCGTGTGAGTATTACGAGAAGAATGAGTTTATTAGATAACCTCCTGACAGTGGGGAGAATAGCCGACAAGGATTTCAGAAAGGAGTAGGGAGATGGGAGAGATTAAGTTTAGAGCTTACAACACACTGTCTGAGGAGATGTATGAATCTGATGATGGCCTTTTAGAAAAGCCTATTGCCGAGTTGACAACTAAAACAGAACTTATTTGGATGCAATTCACTGGCCTACTCGATAAGAAAGGGAAAGAGATTTGGGAAGGTGATATAATCAAAAAGCCTATTACAGCCAACAAGGAATACCATGGAGATTTTTGCTATGAAGAAATTATAAAATCTCATGGACAATTTATCACAAGTCACATTTCGTCCGAGAAAGGCAGGTTGCCAAGAGGATATCTTCGGGGCTTTTTGTTAGATTGCTTTGACTATAGTATGAAACTTTTTTTATGGGACGATAAGTATAAACCAAGCACAGAGATTGAAATTATCGGCAACATTCACGAGAACCCAGAGTTACTAACCAACCCCTAAACAATGGAGGGCAGAGAGATGAATTTAGTTGAAGCAATAAGGATAAGGGGGAAAGCTACTCATGCCGATGATGATGTAGCTTGGTTTGCTCAAGAAGAAAATAATGAGATTAGACTATTCCAACGTAAAAGCCCAAGAGAATATTATAGAGATGGGGGTATTCTTTGGAACCGCCTAATTATATTTGACTGGATACCCTATGGTGAGGAAAAATAGATGCCTGAACCCTGCCCCACTCATAACGCCCCGGACATCCTACGTTGTCAGGAATGTATAGATAACTCTATCATCTCCGAACGTGAGAGAGCCGAGAAGAAGGTGAGAGCCGAGAAGCCCAAGCCCACCCATTGCCCCCATCACGGGACGCCTTATGATGATGTGAAGGAGTTGGAGAAGGATGGGGAGATAATCTTCAGTGTTCCTATTTGCTATGCTTGCAGGGATGAAGTGGAAGAACGGGAGGAATTAGAGAGGAGAATATTAGAAAGGGCAATTTTGGCTACTAATGGTTTGAAACTTGCTTATCGTGAAAGAGATGCCCAAATCCCTGACCGCTTTGCCTCCGTGACGTTCTCTGATTTCGAGGTTAAGTGTGAGGGGCAGAAGAAGGCGGTGGAAGATGCCAAGTGGTTCCTCGATAACCTGACCACTTCCGCTGGCCTGATACTCATGGGGATATTGGGAACGGGGAAAACCCTACTCGCCTGTATCATCCTGAATGAGGTGTTACAGAAGGGGAACACCGCCCTATTTGCCGATGTGAGGAAGATTGACAGGGCGTTCAAGGATACGTGGCGCAAGGATAGCCCAATATCGGAAACCGAATTGCTTGCCAAGTTGACCGCCTATGATGTGCTGGTAATTGACGAGGTAGGGGTGCAGAGGGGTAGCAGTGACGAGACACTACACATTGCCGAGTTGGTTAATGACCGCTACAATGCCCGTAAGCCTACTATCCTGATAGGCAATATGGAATTGTCAGAGTTTGAGGCCTTAGTAGGCGAGAGGGCGGTGGATAGGCTACAGGAGATGGGAAGGCGTATTGTCTTCGACTGGGAAGGCTACAGAGGGAGGGTGGGATGAAGGATAAAATAATGAATCTTACAGCTATAAAAACAAACAAAGGCTTTTATGTTACAGACCAAGTGGATTCTAATTATGGCACAACGGGGCTTCCTTGCTATTTTTTTGATGGGCAAAACCCCAAGGCAACCTTTCATCGGAACTGGGTTTTAATATCTTCGGCTCCCCAAAAGATAGAGGGCCTTAAAAGACAGCCCTCTATTAATCACAGATATGAGCTTATTGACGAAACGATGGTTAACGATAAAATCAAACTCAAGTTTAAGCGTGATGAAGTGACTTATGTGGATGATTGTGAAAGATTCTGGAAAGATGAATATAGCCATCTGTCCTCTTTGTATAGATATGTCGAAGATGAGCAGCCCGACATAAAAGAGGAGATTGAGTTTAAGTTTGATGTTGTTCTTGAATTAGAAAAAATAGAAAGGCACAAGGATTTTTCTTATAGTGTGCTGAAAGACTCCGGCTGGTCTCATCAGGAAGTCGCAGAACTAAAGAGTGAAAAGGTGACATACCAATTAATAGACAAGATTGTCTTTCCTGATATAGTTTTACCATCAAGGCCCAGCAAATTTACTTCAAAGCAGTCTTTTGAAATTGTACGCCAGCATATCAAAGAGAACATAAACCCTAAAGTAGCTGAGATAACTTCAGATTATGATTTTTGTTTTACCGTAAAGAAGAAAATCCCTTTTGCGGAACCTCATAAATATGAAGTCGATATTAACTTCTTTCACAAAAGGAGAAAGCCAAAATATGAGACACGATTTAAAGCAAATCGTTTCGTAGAGATTTTTGAGATGACCCACTCTCCTAAAAGTTATGGGGGATATACACCTATTTGCGGGTTTACGGGTGAAAATCATACAGACCTTAAGAAAAAGATAGACAACTACCTTAAGGGTTTAATGGAATATATAAATGAACCAGTAAAAGATTGTGCCGCCTGCAAGGGCGATGGTGTTATTATTGATAAAGCATTATCTCCTAAAACAGAAAACTCGGAGGCCAAATGATTAACCCCCAGACCCTTGACGATTTCTACGCCAACAGCTTCCTCTGCCGCCCCTACGGTGGTGTGAGATTGACCAAGCGTGCATGCTTGGCGAGGAGGAAACTTGCAAAGAGGGGCAGGCAATTTAATAGTATGAAGGGATTATGTGTGGGTGGCGAGGTGAGTCACTGTAAAACTTGTGAGGTAGGAAGGAGGCTGGAAGATGAAAAAATATCTTAATTTCTGGAATGGGTTGACATTGGCGACCATGTTTTGGTTATCGTCAATGCTGTCTGACAAGATAGGTACAACTCCCGAACCCAGTACTTACTCTTGGTGGCATATAGTGGCATTTATAACTTGGTCGGGGCTGTTCTTTTTTCTTGGCCGCCGAGGACGAGAAGAGGAACTGGAAAGGGGAGAGGGATGATTAGCCGACCATGTGCGGGATGTAGGGGCTTTTCAACATACCACACTTGTGGGGAGGGGGTTCAGGGTATCCCTGAAGAACCCGGCCCATCCCTATACAAAATCTACGACCTCCTGATGGGCCTGTACAACCGTGACAATCTCGGTTTGGCCTACAAGGATGGTCAGCCCTTGGCGGTCAACAAGACCTGTACGTGGTGTTCTAAGGGTAAGCAGGAAAAGGGGAAATGGACGGGGTGTGCAAGCGACCACTATGGGTCAGGGTGTGGGGATAAATGGGAGGGAAAGAGATGACAGTGAACGGCATAGAGTTTGAGTTTCTTGGTGACTCCTTTCTTGTCTCAGACAAGGGTCGAGCGTATACCGCAAGGCTTAAAGGGGAATATACAGCCTCTCAAATAAAGCTAGAACTTGTTGGAGCTACAATACCGAGTGGCAAAATGATATTGGGAGTAGAGACTTTTGCAATTGAAGGCCAGATGGATAGCCTTATAAGCCTGCTTTTTAAGGAATAGGAGAGGTAAGAGATGGCGACAGTCTGTGTTAATTGTGGTAAAATACTCAGCGCAAGTGAAGACCTTGTTATAGATAGGGGGCATGTCTGTGGCCCATGTTATTCAGAGTGTTCCCCTTCCTCCGACCCCATCAACCCTGCCTACTATCTCAAGGGGAAGATAGAGGTGGCCGATTTCATAGCCGACCAGAAGTTGGATTACTTTGAGGGCAATGTGGTTAAGTATATTTGTAGGTGGAAGGATAAGGGGGGAGTGCAAGATTTGAACAAAATTAAGTGGTATCTCAATAAACTAATAGACCAAGCGGTCGAGGGGGAGAGATGAAACATTTCATTATACCCGATACACAGGTTAAGAAGGGCGACCCTGTTGACCACCTTAGAGCGGCGGGAAACTATATCGTAGCCAAGAAGCCTGATGTAATCATTCACCTTGGCGACCATTGGGATATGAAATCCCTGTCTCACTATGATATTGGCACGCTTAAGAATGAGGGGGCTAGATATCAGGATGATATAGAGGCGGGTATCAGGGGGATGGAAGTGTTGCTAGAGCCTATCAAGAAATATAATCATGGGAAGCGGAACAGATACAATCCCCGCAAGGTGTTTTGCCAAGGCAACCACGAGAACAGGATTATCAGGGCGGTCAACGAAGACCCGAAGATGGAGGGCAAGCTGTCCATTGAGGACTTGAGGCTTGCGGAATTTGGGTGGGAG